TTATTTTTCATAATTAAACACCTCTTTTTTTAAAAAAATATAATTATTCGTAATAGATGATTCATTATCGACAGCTATTTTTGATTCTATTTCATTTTTAATTTTCTTTTCTTTCTCAATATTCTTTTCACATTCTGTAAAATATAAACCAAATAAAATAAATACTATAACCGCCATAATTAAAATTATTATCATACTATCACTTTCTTCTTTAGTATTTTCCATATTTCCTCTCCTTTCTACAAAAAATTACATTTAAAGAATATACTACATATCACAAAAAGTTCAACATTTCACAATCATTTTTTACACTTTATTAACACAAAGCTATTCAATTTATATACACATCATTAAAAATCTTAATTTTACTATATAATATTTAAGGTTTTAAAATTGAAATTCAAAAGATAATTTATATGCTAAATTTATTACTAGAGCTTTCTTTGTGATAGACTAACGTTCTATAGATTCATTCTTGGAAGGAAATTAAAAGAAGGTTAGAGTTAATCCAACCTTCTTTTGCATAAAATTTGATTGACAGGGTTATAGTGTTTAATAAAACTACTATGTTGAAATTATATCATTTTTTCAAAAAATATCAATAAAATATACTTCTAACTATTTCTATTTTATCCAGTTATTAATTTGCATTTTATTTATATAAGTAGGTATAATAAAAAAATGTATTTATATTAACATATATTTTATTTCAATATTACTAAAATAAAATAAAAATAAAAATAAATAAAAATTTTCTCTGATACATAAATATATTGAATTTAATTTATGTTGGTAATAAATATATTTTTTCTATTTCCTGAAATAGAAAAAGGTTGGATCTAATCCAACCTTTTTTCTTGTTCTCTAAATTATTGGAGTTTGATAAGTTTCTATCACTTTAATTATAACATTAATTTAAATATGTAACAACAATTCATTATTCCAAAAAAGTTGTTTCTCCTTTACTTTCATCTCCAGCCATAGCTATTAGTTGATTGTTTTTATCTAATATTGAAATATCATATAATTTCGAAACAGGTTCTATTCTTCCTTTTATATCTTTTATAAATTTTTCTACCTCATTTTTATTTACCCCCTCTTTAGTTCCATTAAAAACCACCTGAACTGATACTATAGGTTGCTTAGATTCATTTTGTGTTAATATTGTTAAATCATTTACTTTTAACCCCTCTAAAGCCTTCTTTGCTTTTTCTTTATAAATCTCTTTTTCGTTCTGACTCAATTCATTTTGACTCAATATAGAATTTTCCTCACCACTCACTATAGAATTTTCATTTTTCTTTTCTGTTTGATTATTATTGTTTTTCGTACTTCCACATCCCAAAAACAAAGTCCCCACTACTAATAAACTTAAAAAAATCGAAATTATCTTTTTCATACATCCTCCCTATTATTTCATAAATCTCAATTAACATTATATAACATTATTGTAAATAAAAAAAGTGTCATAATTGCATGAATATTATTTTCAATTTTAAATAAACTATTAATGGTTGTATAGTTAAATGACTAAGCGTTGATAAAGGTGTTTAAAAGCACTTACGCTTTTATACTTATTTAAACTAAAAAAGGAGAGTTAGAAATTAACCTAACTCTCCCTTCCTAATTTAATAAGTGAATTAATGTATAAAATACATCTTCATTATACCATTTTATTGAATTGTTTCAATATATTTTTCACTTACATATCCTCTTTTTCTTTCATTTCTAGCATTATATTCTATATAGTACCAACCTTCTGTTTTTTCTAAAATTTCTACATTTTCGTTAGGATCTAAACTTCCTATAGCTGAATAGTTAGTTCCTGCTCCTGCTCTTACGGTTAAAGAGGTTCTAACATTTACTACTTTACCTTTTCTATAAAATCTTTCTTTTTGTTCTCCTTCATAACGAACATAGCCATCACTTGGATTACCATCAGCACGATAAAATGTTACACGTAGCCAACCATTAGTTCTATACATTGGTGAAGCTTTTTGGTGTGGTTGTAATTCTTCATCATGATTTTTTACATTAACATTTTTTGAATCCCACCATACGTACGTAACACCATCATCATTCTTATATTGCATGTGGTAATCAAAACTTAATCTACTATAGTTTTCTATAGAAATATAAGCATGATATTTTTCATCTTTTCCTGGATAAATAAGTTCTATATGATTTCTTGATGGATATATACCTAGTACAAAAACTCTGTCTAAACTTGATATATGTCTCCCTTGAATAACTTTACCTTTTTCATCTAAAACCTCTATATCTCCTTTTCCAACTATAGTTGCATTAGTTCTTTCTTCATTGCTTGTATAGAATCCATTTTCTGATACTACAGTTTCAGAACTTCCGCCAGTTGGTCTGTATGAATTGTTTTTGAATTCACTTAATGGGAAGTTCTTTCCTGGACAATCTGTATTATTAAAATCCTTATGTCCATACACAGGTAAATTGCCTCTTCTTTTTCTTATATCTCCAATTAAATCATTAAGAGAGTTTAATTGTGCTCTAGTTGGTTTTTCTCTCATTAAAGCACCTTCTAAACAAATACCTATACTTGAACTATTTTGATTTATAGTATGAGCTCCTATAGCATTTTCAGGTCTACCTGTCCATATAGAACCATCTTTTCTAATAAAATAATGATATCCTATGCCACTCCATCCATTTCCTTTATGCCACTTATCTATGTCATATACGCTGCAGTTAGGATGATCTGCATTATGAATAATAATTTTATTAGGATTATTACCATATTTTAACCCATTAAATTTTATGTTTGATTGATTGATGTACATTAAAATCACTCTCCATTTTTTTATTTTTATATAATTTAAGGCAATAAAAAGTGGTTTAATCAATCCACATTTTATTGCCTAAATATCATTTTTAAAAATTTGTTATGATAAGTTCATTAAACTTTCTTCTTCCACTTTCAGATTTTGATATAGAATAATTAACTTGAACCTCTTCTATATTAAAATCTTTATACCACTCCCTTACTTTTTGATGGTTATTTATTGTTAATATAAACTTACCTTTTAAATTCTTTAATTTTTCTAATAATATTAAATGCTCTTTTTCACCAAACTCTGCTTCATAACCTGCAGTTTCAAAATATGGTGGATCTGCAAAAATACTGTATGTCCTCTATCATACTTTTCTATTATCTTTTCAAATGAAAGATTTTCTACATATGTATTAGATAATCTTTCTCTAATTTCTTTTAATCTACTATTAAAAATTTCTTGTGTTGGTTTTCTACTTGTACTATATCCATAGTTTCCACCCTTACTAGCAAAACTAAAATTTATTAGATACAGAAACCTAATAGCTCTCTGTATTTCGGTTAAACTCTCAACAGTATAGTTTTTATATTCTTCAAAAATATCTCGTCCTGAAAACTCATATTCTAGTAACCTTTCTATTTCTGGTGAATGATATTTTACCATTTTAAATAGATTAATTAACTCTTTGTCTACATCATTTATAACTTCTACCCTAGATGGACTTTTGGCAAAATAAACCCATCCTGCACCAAAAAATAATTCTACATAACAAATATGGGGTGGTAATTTCTCTATTATAGTTTTTCTTAACTTTGATTTTCCTCCCATTCTTGAAATTGGTGGTTTAATCATTAATGATTTTTCTTTCATAATACGTCATCTCTTTTCAAAGAATTTTTATAAAAAAGGCAATAAAAAAGAAACTCTTTAAAGTTCCTAATTCATTGTCTTGTTTCTCTTAATTATTTAGTTTATTTTTTATTTCTATGACATCTTTTTTTATTTCTTCTACATCTTCCTTTACTTCTTTGTTTATTCCTGTCTGTTCTGCTAATTCCCTTATAGTCTCTTGATATTTTTCTTCTCTTTGCTTACTGTCTTTTCTTGTATCTAAAAAAAGGAATATAAACATTGCTGCAAATATTCCTTGTGATGCTAATAATTCTATAAATTGTTGCTCCATACTATTCTCCTACTTTTACATCTACTTGCATATCATTGGTTTTAGAATTAAGCATATTACTTAATTCCATAAATTGCTTAGCTGTTAAATCTCCTGTCATTTTAAATAGTATTAAATTCTCTTTCATTTCCTCCTTGTTGTAGTTCCTGATTCAATTTGAAATTTACATAATTCGTATGCCATAATTACATCTTCCTTTCTTTTTATATTTTTATTTTAAATTATTTTTTATTGTCTTTAATGCAAGAGTTTTCTTAGTGTCCATTAATCCTGGTACTAATAAATTATTTATAACATCCCATATGTTATTAACTTCTTTAGCTATACTTTGAACTACAGAACCTAGATTACTAGGTACTTTAAAATCTAAAGTTCCTGGTATCTTATTTAATATACTAAAATATGTTTTATCCTGGAATGTATCTAAATCTATATCAATACAATTTTCAACTATCTCAGTTATAGGTGCAGCTAATGCATAATAGATTGTTGTTGTATTCGCTTTTAACCACGCTTTGAATCCTTCCACATCTTGTGTGGATAGTTTAGATTTAAGTATTTTTATATAAACACCATATTGAGTAACTGCTAACCCCTCACTATCCATTGTTTGAAAAGCAACACTAAAACTCTTTTTAGGAAAATTATTATTAATGTTTTTATTTATATCTATTGTCTTATTGACAGTTAAGGCAAAAACTTTATACTTTCCAGTTCCACTCTTTTCATCTTGATCTGTAGTATCTCTCATAGTTTCATCTCCAGTAAAGGTATAAGTATCTATATTTCTAGTTATTTTAACTTTTCCTTCTTCAAATATAATATCTTGAACATTATCTACACTTCTCAACGGAGTTGGTATTAAAATATCTTTTTTATTGGATTGGTAGGACTGATAGGTAGTTGGATGAGTTTCGTATTCTAATTGAATATTATAGTATTCATTTCTGTATGAACCCTGTGTACTTCCACAAACAAAAAACCTAATTCTTACTTTAGTATCTTTAGTTACTCTAAAAGTTCTATATTGCCCCTCATTTATATCATTTGTATAACTAATATTGTCATCATAAAAATCTCTTATATTAACTTTAATAAATCCATTACCATTAGCGTTATATTTAAAACAATAATCAATTCCACCTTTTAGTGTATATTCTATCCAAGCATTTCTCCATGGTGTATCATTGTTAGATGTGATTATTAATTTATCACCTTCAATTAAGGCTTTTACATTTGTACTAGAATCAGTTTTTATATCATTAATATTTATTAGGTTTTTCCCATGACTTAAAAGACTAATTTTATATTTATCTCCTTCTTGCTCTGATTCTCCAAAGCTTTTTATTCCTTCAAAGTATGATGGTATGAAAGGAACTTCACCTTCTAAAATCATAATGTAGTCAATAGTAATTTCCCCACTTGTATTTTCAGCCCACACTTCTAAACAAAAGTCTAATTCACTATCATTTGTAGTAAATACTTTTTTAATCAAACCAGTTGTGCCAGGTTTAATTATTTGTGCATCATTAGGATTACATCTTTGCCAACCGATAAAACTAAAATTATTATTAAGGGTATTTTTACTAACATAAGCTATAAGTGTGTACTTTTTATTTTTATCTTTCAATGTCTTATAAGAAAAATTAATACTTGTAGAATTCGCAGTAAAAGTCTTATTTTTTATTGGCGTTATCATTATATTTTGTAAAGTCCTACCCTTAATTTTCATTCCTTCTGTTCTACCCTCAAGAGTGTTATTAGCATTTATAGAACTTCCATTATATGCTAGAGCTTGATTTCTTTTAAGTCCATTCTGTAGCTCTGTTACATCTAAACGTATTTGAGGAATGTTTTGACTTCCATCTAAACCGTCTATGAATTTCTTTGCTTCTACTATAGAGCTTTCTAATTCACTTTTCTTTGTAGCTGCTTCTGGTATCTTTTCTCCTAAAGAAGTATTTAACGGATTTGCAACAGCTATATTTTCACTTAAATCAGTATTTAAATTTTCTGCTAAAATAATATTACTTTCTAATGATTCATTAAATTCAGTTCCTTCAGTTATCAATTCTTTAAATATTTTATCTCTTTCTTTTTCAGCTTCTTGTCTTTTTTGTTCTTCTAGTTTTATCTTTTCAAAAGTATCAAATTCATTTGTACTTTCTATGGCTTCATTACTTCCAAGCTTTTCGTCAACCCTAAGTATAAAGTTAGCTGTACTTATTGTTCCTTCTGAATCTTTTAATTCTAATTCAAAGTAAACAAGACCTACTGCTTGAAGAGCTGTGTTTTTTAAATCAATAGTTAACTCTCCATTGGTTGAATTAGTTATATTAATACCATCTATTTGTTCTACTTTAGTTTTATCTGGCTTTTTTGCAAAAAGCTTTATATTCTGATTAGTTAAGTCTTTTATAATACTATTTTCTGTTACTGTTATATAAAAAATAACACTATCTAATTGTTTTACAACCCCAACTGGACTATAATCACTTTCAATAGTGTCTAATACTAAATTTATATCTTTTTTTGCCATACTATTTCACCTCTTTCGGTTTATATAAAATAGATTCTCTTTCTTTTGTTATAGGTTCGTCAGGAATTTCATTTAACGGTGAAGAAACTGTCATTTTTCTCATAAAATTATTAGTTTTAGATTCTCTCTCAAAATTCTTTCTTCTTGCTTCTAGTTTATATTTAAATCTAATAGGTTTATCTGATTCTACAATAAAATAAGTTGGCTCTTTTATATCCACTCTATAATCACCAAAATCTTTTTTATCTATGTAGACATTATAAGGCAATTGAGTATTTAAACACGCTTGTATAATCTCATCTATTTCTACTTTGCATATAAACTTACCATTAACTTCTTTTGTTTCAAGGTAATAATCTATTTCTGTGTCAGTTAATAATGAATTTATATCTTCATTAGAATAGAATGGTACACTTCCATATTTAGTTTCTTGTACACAATTTTTATTACCATATACTTTAAGGTCATTTCTTATTTGAACTTCAGAAGAGTATACATCGAACATTTCTCTTGTAACATTAAAATGAAACTCTCCACTAGCTGGATTTACAAACTGTAAGTTAGTGCCTTGAATAGAAGCAAAGCCTCTTCCATCCTCTCTCACTCCTCCGAAAATTCTTGAGCCAACATCTTTAGTATATTTATTTAACCACAAGTTAGCTCCATTCAAATCGACATCTTCAAAAATACTTATAGGAATAGGATATACTATTCCATATTTATCAAATATGACATAACTTAAATAATCACCTGGAGCATTTGGTTTTGGATAGCTTATTGTTAGAAACGCTCCCGTTTTATGTGTCATTCCCATTATGTCATCATTAGTTCTCTTATCTCTTAAAGCCTCTATAGAACCATTTACTTTTCCTTCCTCTAAAAAACTATAAATGTGAATTCCATTATTATTTAATCTTACAGAAAGTTTATTGTTATTCAACTGAGAAAATCCATTTTCATCTAAAACAGTTCCAGCAACACTTATTTTATCTCCATCACTTAATCCACGGTTTATATTTTGAATTATAGAATTTGGTCTTAATCTCATTTCCACTTCTGTGTATGGTGCTGATTTGGGAGAGTATTCTCTAATAGATTCACCTTTGGAAAGCATCAAATTTGCAATTCTAAACCCTGTGTCACTGTTAATAAAGCCTTCATATCCTATTAGTAGCCTAACATTTTTATATCTATCAGATGTTCTAAAAGTAATTTTTACTCTTGTAGTTGCTCCAGATGAATCTAATTGAATATTTGAATCAAGTCTAATATTCCCATATTGTGTATCCATAAGATAACAATAATTTAACTTTAAAGTATTATAATATGAGTTTACATCAAAGCTTAAAGAATAATAATTATTTGCCTCTAAATTAAATCTAGGTGTTATAAATCCATAATCGCTAGCATCATCATGAGCATTTATAGTCATAACTCCGGATTGTACACTCAAATCAGCTTTCCAACCTTCATATCCATTTGTGGAATCTTCAAAAGCACCATTTGAAAGTAAGTTGTTAGCATCAGTTTCGCTTATTACTTTATTTAAAATTTCATCGGCTTTAACTTTTAATTCAGCTTGACTTACTTTTTCGTCTAAAATATCTTCTATATTGGTAGAATTTAAACTAAAGCTTGTTACATCTAGATAGACGCGACCAAAGCTATCAATATACAAAGTTCTATTATCATTTCCATCTATAACTTCTAAATTTCTAGCTTCTATAAATTGGCCTTTTAATTTTCCTACTACCGCTTTATCCATATCTAAATCTTTTATTATAGCGTGTCCTATTGCTGCTTCTTCAAAAATCTCAGCCGAATCACTTATTTTAAAAGTAACAGCTTTAATTTGAGATGAAAATAATGTTGTTTTACCATAAGTATTTTTAGCCCGAACTCTGTAATACCAAGTTTCAGATGGTTTAACCTCATGTAAAAATGAACTTGCTTTACCTTCAAAAATTCTATTATCGCTAGTTGGATTAAAATCTTTTATTTTACTTGCAAAAAGTTCATATGTGTAATAATCTTTATTACTGTATGTCCAATCCAATATTACACTACTATATAAAGCCTTTGCTTTTAATATTGGTACATCTGGCAACGTATCTGGATATATCGTATCAATATTAGGTTTATCATTTTCTATTTGATTAACTTTATCTTTAATATCTCCAATTTCACTTTCAAAATCTGAATCAACTAATCCTGATTGGATACTTCCAAGAGTTATTATTATATCCTCTGTTTCTTCAATCTCTAATATTCTAGCTTCTAAAATTAAATCTTCCTCTTCATCGATTATTATAATGGTATCTCCTTTTTGACATTTATAATGTTCAAAGCCTTCTAGAGTATTTAAATGTTCTAAAGTAACTTTATATGTGAATTTAGGGTCTTTAACTTCATTGAGTTTATTGAGAGTCTTATTTAATAATTTTCTTTTATCTTCAATATTTTCATCGGAAAATATTCCTTCTAATCTTCCATACTTAGAGATACTAGCAAGGTCTTCAACATATCTTTTACCATTATTCACTTCAGCAAAATCTAATTTTCTACTAAATCCGCCATTATCAGTTTCTAATGATTTTCCTCTTCCATATAAAACATTAAAATGATCACCTACTGGACTTTTTTCAATAGACTTTAAGTTTGTATCAAAAGTAAATCTTAATCCAGTATCTTCACCCAATCTATGTTTAAAATCTATATATTTATTAGTTATTCGCCCTGTAGCTTCATCAATTTCAATTCTTATATCAAACTCTGCTTTAAAAGTATCAAGAATATCATTAAGAGCTTTTAACCTTGAAATAAAATAGAAATTTATATTTCTTAATTCAAAGTCTTCAGTAATTCCAACTTGATACTCCATACCCTCGAGAGCTTTTTGAGCTGCTTCTCTTAGTGTTCCATTGACTACTCTTTTATCTTCTATTATGAAGTTTCCTAATGAATTAAAATCACTAATACATTCAATATCAATTTTATTTTCATCAAGTGATATTGTATCGTTAAAATCATAAATTAAAAAAAGCTGGAATTTTTCATCTTTGAAGAATCCAACTTTATTATTTTTCTTAATATTCTTTTTTTTGCTAGTACTAAAACTTAAAGAATCACTTGAATTAACTTTTGTGATATGTTTAAAATCTGAATAGTCTTCTTCTGTTAATATTTCAAGTAAATTTTCTTTTCTATCAAATATATAAAGCATAGATCCTCCTATAAATATTTATTGTTCCATTTTACAGTTACCTCAACATTTCCATCCTCTAATTTTAATGAATTTAATCCAGGAATAAATTTAATTCTTTTACTTTTTAAATGCCATATTTGCATATTTAGAGAATTGTTGAGCATAACTTTATTTGTACTTTGAGTTATTTCTAAAATATCACCTTTATTAAAACTATTATTAAATTCTAAAAAGTTAGAATTACCATCTCTAATTTTTATTTTGTCGCAAGTACTAATAACTTTAAATATAAAATCAGGATATACATCTTCAGAACCAGTATAGTTTATTATTTTTTCAGTTGTATCTTTTATATTTAATTTAATTTCATTTGCTTGAATTTCTTGATAATTAAAACAAGTAAACTCTATTGAGCCTTCTCCTTTTCTAATAGTTCCACTAATAGAAGAAAAGTTTGTTACTTTGGCCATATAATAAAAATCTATTCTATTAGGTAAAATTAATTTACTTAATTTAAAATTATCTCCTTTAAGCCATGTTAACAATTCAGTTTTCCTTTTATGATCTATCAATTTATTTCTTTTAAATTTAAAATCAATAGTTATTTTCTTTTCTCCTAATTTAGTTTTATATTTAGTAGCTTCTAAAGTTGGAAGTATATCTTCAGTAATATTAGTTACTTTTACCCAATCAGGTATTCTTATATTATTAAAATATAAACTAAGCATATATTCCCCCTCCTTTAGTTCTTTTATTTTTCTTTTTAAGCTTTTCAAGTTCAACATTCAACATATTAGCAAGTTTTTTTGCTACTACTTGATAATCATCATTATTTTTAATTTCTACTTTTTCTAAGTATAAATTAATTTCGTTTTTGGATTCAGGTTCTTTTTGAGATAAAGCCTTTACTATTTTATTAAAATCATTATTAACAAAACTAGTATTAACTTTTAAACTTTCTTCAGATGAACTTGAATAATAAGAACCTCTAGTCATATAATTACTAGAATCAATTTGTGGAATATTAAAAGCTCTAGCCACTCTATTATCAAGACTATAATTTTGCGGTTCAAGAGCATAACTTCTAGGTGTTTCTATAATACTTCTTTGTACATTAGTTGTAGTCCTCATTATGCTGACATTCCCATTTATACCTCTACTATATTCATTTCTTATACTTCTCCAATCTGAAATACATCTATCTCTCATTGTAGCTGTAGCACTTGTAACATTATTTTTCATGGCGTTTGCGTTAGAAGTTGCATATTTCTCCATATCACTAGCGTTATTATCAACTTTATCAGCCATATTATCAGTATTATCGGCTACACTTTTAGACATTTCATTCGTATTAGTATCAGCTTTATTGGAACTTTCTTTTGTTTTTTGTTCCATAGTTTTAGTGAAAGTTTCCATAGCCTTAGATATATCCTTAGCCATAGTATCACCATTAATTTTACCCGCTTGAGCCATTTGTTTAAGATTCCATTCAACTTGATTTGCCTTTTGATCTACAGTCATTGAATTGTTTATTCCTTGGAATAACATTTTTGTAGTATCATTCATATGAGTTAAGGTATTAAGTTGATTTTGATCTAAGACTCCAAGTTGATGGGCCATTCTATTAGCTGCTTCACCATAATTTCCGTCTACTATCAAAGGAATATTTTTTAATATACCATCTGCAGTTTGAGTTAAAACAGTTAATTCACTTTCTGACATAGCTCTCATTTGAGATAACCCTCTACTTGTAGAATTTGTTACCTTCATCATAGCCTCTTCAGTATTTAAAGTTAACTTGGCTGTCATTCTACTCCATGCATCATTAACAGTTTGTCCTCCTGGTCCATCTGCTATTGCTGCTATGGCATCACATATTCCCATGATAATTATTAATAAGTTTCCAAATGTTAATTGAACTACACCAGATATAAATTCACATACAGCCCCTATAATATAACCCAAACCACCAAACTTTTCTTGTAAGGCTAATATAGCACTTTCATTATCACCTAAATATGTTATTAAAAGAGCTAATGCTCCTATAGCCAATCCAATTCCAACTGGACTTGCTAATAACCCCATAGCACCAGTCAATCCACCAGTAGCCCCTGTTGTAGAAGTAGTTGCTGCTGATAATTTCCCAAGCATGCTAGTAACACTACCACCAACTATAAACAAGTTACCAGCTATAGATAGGATAGGTCCCATAGCTGCAGCCAATAACCCAAATGTAACAATATTTTTTTGTTGGTTTTCATCAAGTGAACTAAACCATTCTGAAAGTTGTTGTATTTTTTCAGCTAAGAATTGAATTATTGGAGCTATAACATCACCTAATTCTACAAGAGAAATTTTTAATTCATTAAATGCCATTTGCATTTTAGCTCCAGAGCTTTCAGTCATATTTTTAAAAGCATCATCTACTAAATTTAATTCTCCACCTAAATCTTTTAATACATCTTCAAATACTCCCGCACCTTCACCAGTTAATATAAGCATGGCATTTAATGCTTCAGTAGATCCAAAAAGTTTCCCCATCGTTTCTACATTTCCGCCAGTCTTTTCTTTTAATTCTTTTAAGAAACCACTTAAGCCTTTTGCCTTTAATCCTTGAACACTGAATTCTATACCTAACTTCTTAGCTAACTTTTGAGCTTCTGTAGAAGGCTTTATTATATTAGAAAGCGCTGCTTTAGTTGCAGTCATAGCTTCACTTGTTTGAATACCATTCATAGTTAACGCTGCCGTAGAAGCCAATAATTCATTTAACCCCATTCCTGCCGCATTAGCTGTTGGTGCAACTTTACCAATGCTACTTGATAATTCATCAACAGATGTTTTACCTTTATTTTGGGTAAGCAAGAATTTATTAGCGACTTTATCAACATTATCATACTCAATACCAAAGGCGTTCATAGTTGAAGTTAATCCATCTATTGCAGTATCAACTTGGGTAAATCCTGCAACAGAAGTTTTACTTGCAACTTCTGTTAACTTAAATATATTTCCTAAATCTCCACCAGCAGAAATACCTTGATACATCGCTTCAGTTAATTCACCTAAAGATTTTCCAGTGTTTTTAGACATCTCTTTTATTGTACTGTCGTATTCTTTCATTTCTTTACCTGATTTATTAACTAAACTTCCAACCTTAGCTAGTCCTTGATCATATTCATATGCTAAAGCTCCAGCTGCTGCACCTGCTCCAATGGTTGGCATAGTTACACTACCTGTCATAGTACTTCCAAAGCTTTTTAAATTACCACCAGCACTTTTTAATCTTTCTCCAACATTTGCAAATGGCATTTCTCTTAATTCTCTATTTAATCTATTAACATCAGCTTGAGTTTCATTGACTTCTCTTTGATATTTATTTAATTCATTTTGACCTTGCTCTATTTCTTGCTCCAATGAATTATAAGAATCTTTTAAACTCATTAACTTCATGCGTAATTCATTAGCTTCTTTGGAATTTTGACCATATTCAGTTTTAGCTTTTTCTAACGCTTGAATGTTTTGACTTATTTCTTGTTCAATTTGATTATAAGAGTTTTTATTTTCTCTCAATGTATTATCTAATATTTTAATTTGATTTTTATATGCATCTATCTTTTGCACCCCGGCAAGTAATTCTGCCGAAGTTTCTTGCATTTTTAAACCAAGCAATTTAAAACTATTACCATTTTCGTTTAAAGTACTTTTTAGTAAATTAAATTCAGACTTAGTTGTTTGAAGTTGAGTGCCTATTTCTTCAAGCTCTTGGTCAAGAGTCTTAGTTTTTATTCCTAACTTTTCAAAAGCATCTTTGCTTTCTTTCAATTCAACTTCTAAACTATTTAAATTAGCTTTAGTTTTGCTTATGTCATTACTTAGTTTACTTAATTTTTCTGCATTTTTTTGAACTAGTGTCAACTGTTTTTGCCATTCGGCTGAACCTTTTCCGACAGTAGCTTCTAACTCTAAAAGTTTTTGCTTCTGAGTTGTTATTATATTAGATAGCTCCTTATACTCAGTTTCTTGCTTGTTTAATTTTTGATTATATAAATCAATTTGTTTGCTTGTTTTATTTATTTTATTCGCTAATCCTACATATGTATTTTCATAATCTTTTACACCTTTAGCAGCTGCCTTAAATTGATTTTCAGTTTTCTTTATAGAATTATCTATATGTTGTATTTGCTTTTTAAAATTACCGCTTTCTAAAGCTAATTCTAATATTAATTGCTCTATATTTTCACTCAAATTATCACCTTCTTTATATTTCCTCTACATTTGACTCTTTTTTCGAACTATATAATTTTTGGTGAATATCCATTTGTGAAAAGAAATTCTTAGGTGTTGTATTCCAAAAGTCATTTCGTTTTAAAACTGTATTCCATAGATATTCCATATAATCAAATTCCCACTCAAAACTTGACTCATCATCTTCATCCTCAAATTCACTTTCATTTTCTTCCCTTTCTTTATTTAAAGGTAAGCACTTATTTATTAAGTCATAGATGTATGAATAAGCATTATTAAACTTATCAACTAAATTTGAATCAGATGAAAAGGCATCTAAAACCTCTTCTTTATTGTGTTGATTAGTTGAATTTATAGTTTCCAATATAAAAACTGTAAATAATGTCATATCAAAATTTGAGATTCCTTCAATAATTTCTTTTACTGTAACCTCTTTATTAAATTCATTAAGCATAGTTTCTTTAATATTTTTTATAGTTAAAAATGTAAATGTACCTACAAATTCCTTATTATTTAATCTAATTTTTGATATATACATGAAATCACCTTAAATAAAAAGAGAAGGTATAAACCTCCTCTAAAAATTATTTACTTTTTGACTTAGTTTCTTTTTCTTCTGAAAGTTCATGCGTTCTAAGTTCATTTAACATTCCTACCTCTTTAGGTTTTTGAACTTTTTTAAACCAATTTGTAATAGCATCTTGATCAACAGTAGGGTCATCTGTATCTATAAAATGAAATATGTCTCCATTTATAGCTTCTCCTACGGTAAATTTAATTTCATCTTCTCCAGCCGCGCCTTTACCATCCTCAATCGTCTCTGCATTTATTCCTGATTGACTGCACTTACAAGCATAAATTACATATAATCTTTTATGTTTAGAACCTTTTTTCTTTCTTTCAAATAAAAAAGCCCCCTCTCTTGCAACATCCTCAGAATTAACTACTATTCCACCTTTTACAATTTTATTGCTAAACAAAGCATTATACTCTGTTTTATCCAATCCTAATGTAGTTAAAGTTCCTTCACCACCAGCATAGTTAAAATCATCAGCACTCGTATTATCTGCCCAATCTTGATCACTTTCATATTTTAATTCCGCTTCAATCTTCTTACCATTTAGAATAGGTATTGGTGTTGTGTAGTCATCCTCTTCGAATGGTGCGAAGTGTACATTACTAAATCCTTTTAATAATTTTTTCTTATTCATCGTTTAATTCCTCCACTATAAAAATAAAATTTTTTCCGTAAAACCCTTGAGATGGATTCAATGTTTTCATGGAATCAAAAAAGAAGCCATTATTTTTAAATAGCTTCTTAATTTCTCCATACCTTTCAATTCCACTTTTACTTTTGTGCCAATAATTAATAGTTACAATTTTCTTTTCTTCTAAATTATTATCATCAGCAAAGGTTGTGTCATACTCACTTGTAATATCAAAAATAATATATTCATTAGAATTACCATCGTAAATTTGATATCCCAAGTCTATATTTAAAGTTTTTAATAATTCTTCAATCTTTTCTAACATTATAATTTCAAATCCCTTTTTAAAGATGCTATTATTTTTTTCTTAGCTTCTCCCTTACTTTGATTAAAGCTTTTTTTCATCCAATGTGTACCAACTTGTCTCCTATTCCCATACTCAGTATAAAAAACTCTGGCAACAATAGATTTTTCTTTGCTTTTAACGCCTAATTTAGATTTTCTATCTGTAGAACTCCCAGTTTTACTTATTTCGCCTAAGTTTTCTTTGGTTATTCCAGTATTAACAGGAACATTTATTTCAAGAGCTCTCAATACTTCTTTATTTCCAGCATCTAAAGCTCTATCCAAAACTTCTTTTTGAGCTTTAGTATCAAGTGTAGCTAAACGTTGTTTTACTTTTGAAAAATCAAATTTAAGCCCCATTATATAATCACTCCTCTTAGTTCTATATAATCACCTATGTCTGGCAATTCGTTTATATAATCTATATTGAATTGCTTACCTCTAAAAATGATTATATCTGTATTCTGTGGAGTATATTGTTTGGTTCTTCTTATAATAAAGTTTGCTGTTTGCTTTAAGTTAACAGCATCAGCTTTTATAAACTCATTTCCTCCAAGCATTTTAACTTTAGCTTTACACTTTCTGATTAATTTGTACTCATCATCTTTAAGGCTACTATCTACTTTAACCAATCTTTTTATTTCTATTGTATATCTTAATTCTCTAGGGTTTATTTTCATCTTTAGAACCTCCCGAACAAGATAATTGAGTTATCAATGATTGTAGAGAAAGACAAAAGCTCGGATTTCCCGAGCTCTTATTCTCATACATACTTGATACTAGCATTTTTATAACCAAATTATATAATTCATCATCTTCTCTTTCTGGAACTCCTGCATTTTTTAAATAAAGTTTAGAAGCTTGAATTAAAGATAATATTTGAACATCTTCATCATTATCTTCAATCCTTAAATAGTCTTTTACAGAATCTAAATTACTTTTCACTTTCCGCCTCTTCTATCTTTGCAGCTTCTGCTTCTGCTTTAGCTAATGCTTTTAATTGAGCTTTACTTAATTCTGCACCTTTTTTTAATAATACTAACCCTTGAGCTCCAACTAATTTTTGCTTACTATTTTTACCCATAGCCATTTTACCATCTACTATCATTAATGCTTTATGGATCCACTTATTTTTATCTTCATCAAAGTACTTTTTATAGTACATACTTAAATTAGAGTTAAGTAAATATTGAGAAAGATTTACTACTGCTCCAAATATATCTCCTTCTGAAGCTTTTGCAAATGAAGGAAATTTATTTACAGTTAATACTTCTCTACCACTTAGTATTTTTTGTCCTTTTTCATTTATTTTCCCTAATCCTATTTTTTGACCATTCTTATCAGTCATTCCATTTAAATGAGTTTCCCAAGTTGGTTTTGACATAGTGTAAATAACATCATCCTCAACCTCTTCATCTATAGCAGCTTCAACTTCAGCCCATTTACTTACAGTTCCTATATTTGTACTATTAAATTCTATAATTTGTTCCTTAGGTAATCCTTCAATATTTATAAATCCTAAAGGTTGACCTGATCCACTTCCTTTTACTATAGCTGTTTCTATAGCTTTAATCATTGCTTTCTTTAATTGTTTAACTACTGTTGATTCAAATATTGGTAAAGATACTGTAGCTGATAATAGTCCTATCGCCATCTTAGCTTCTAAAACATGATATCCAAATTGAATTTTTGCATCCATTTTTCCTTTTTGCTCATCAGATACGGTATTTTCATCTGCTAACCATGTAGCTTCTGGCATTACTTCTGATATTGGAATTGATATACCACCTTGATAAGAAGTTTGAGTAACTCTACTTAATATCTTTCCTTCAGTAGTTATATCTTCTATAACTTGATTTAAAATTGTAGTTGGAATAACTGCTCCTATATCACCAACTACAGTTAATTCGTTACTTCTTGCCTCTGTATTTTTAAATTTATCTGGTATAGGTGTTCCATTAACCATATAATTTTTAAAAGCTTGTCTATATTCTAAAGAACTATACATATCTTCATCATTTCTACTCTCATTAGAACTTGTTGAAAATGAAGCAATAGGATTAAATTTACCAGTTGAAGGTATCATTCCACCAGTAGCACTTCTTTGGTCATCATCATTTTGTTGCCAACTTTCATTTGTTTCTCCACCTAAAGCTTCATATAGACCTCTAAGTTCCTTTATTTCTTCGTTTATTGTTGATATTTCTCCCTCTAAACTTCTAAGTTCTTCAATACTTTCTGTCTTTTGAGACCTTTCAATTAATTCATCTCTTTTCGTTTCTTTTAAATTTATTAATTTTAATAATTTTTTTAAGTTCATATTTAATACCTCTCTTTTGAATATTTTATTTTTAATTTTAATTTTTCTATTTCTAACTTTGAGTTATTTAATTCTTTTCTAGCTTCCAACAATTCTTCTTTAGCATTAGCAACTTCTTCACTTCTTTCAGTTGAAACACTTGTTCCTTTATAAGCTGGTCTACTAACTATACTAACTTCATTTACTCTTTTGAATTTTAAAATTCTTCTTGTTGGAATTTTACTAGATAAATTTTCCCACTTTTGTTCTTCAATAAAAAAAGCGAAGGACATTCCATCTAAATCTCCTCGCTTTACCGAATTATAAACTGCTTTCGCTTCTGAATTGTTTTCAATGTCTAAAAGTGCATCTATACACAATCCTTTATCATCTATTGTTATAGTCATTGTAGAATCTTTACTTCTACATCTAGCAAGCGGTATTTGTCTTGTATCATGATTTACATGAAGAAATACATCACTTAAATCACATGCATCGAATGCTCCTCTTTCTATTACTTCTCTGAAATACCCACCTATTAATGTAGTTTGGTTAAATACTGCTGCATAACCTTTAATTCTTCCTTCTTCTGTAGTTTGAAAGTCATTAGCTTCGAAACTTCTAGTAATGTATAAATTGTTATTCATCCTCTTTCACCCCCTTTCCAGCTTTTTGAGCTTGATAACTATCAGCTAAATCTCTATTTATATAGTTAAGAGACATATGTCTAATATCTCCACCTTCAAACGGTGGATAGCCGAATAGTTCTAATAACTGATTATCAGTTAATGCTCCCCTATTTCCTAAAATATCACCTACAGCAATTTTATTTTTAGTGTTTGTAAAAAGAAGTTTCTGAGGATAAAATATAACTTCATTCCCCATATCTATTTCTCTATCTGTAAATAAACATTTATTAAAAGCTTGACCTAACGAATTAATCATTGGCTCTAACTTTTTATCATAAAATGCCTGGTATTGTTCATCTGTAAAATCTCCTGTCAATATAGGAAAAGATACGCCATATCTATTTAATATTTTAGCTTCTACAAACTCTAAAATATTTTTATCAATTACAACTGGATTATTTCTTGAAAGAGATATAAAATCACTTTTCATATCTAAAGCTAAAATACCACTTTGAGAAGTTTGAAGTTGCCTTTCAAACTTTGCTCTTTCTTTCTGTTGATTTTCATCATCAAGCAAAGTATTTATTTTAACTATCCCATTTATGGTTAAACTCGATTTTACAGCTTTGTCTAACCCTTCAGTAATAGTATTGTTTATATTTAATATTTTTAATAATTCTCTATTATCTGCTTGACCTTGTGCATTTCCTCCCATAAATTCATTAAAACTAAAGTCTTTTCTCCAATGAATTATATTACTGTATTTTAAAGTAACTTCCATTCCATTACCAAAAGTAAACTTTATAAATAAAGTTCCTGATTCATCTTCTAAAAAATCTACATTTCTAGGATTCAATGGATAAAAGCCAGTATAAATTCTTTTACCAGAGTCGTTTATATAGAATTGAGGGTAAATAAAACAATTATACGTAGTTTCTCTTAGCCAAACACATTTTTCTAGAAATTCTGATATAGTCATCAGTGGATTAGGTGACACTTTAAGCAATCTATTAATTGAACTATTAATTGTTTGTTGCTTATCTTCAGCTAAAATTCGTATATGCTTAGGTTTTAACTTTGACATTTCATCTGCAGTACATCTTATGCAATTTTTAACTATATCACTAGCATAAATATCTTCTCCAAACTGACTAAATATAGGAGTTTCACCACTTAACATTTTGGCGTAAACATAATTCCTATACTTATTTATCATATTTTTAAAAAAGCCCAAATCTTCCCCTCCTTTCCTAAGCTACTAATCTCATATACTCACTTCTAAATAAGTCTAATGTTGCATAAGCTATTATCAACGCTACAGCTCCATCTATATGTCTAGCTTTAATATCTTTTATTTTCATTGGCATTATTCTGCCTTGATCATCTAACTTCATAGAAGTATTTTCTAGACACCATTTATCAACAGGATTACCATTATATCTTATTAAATTAGCTTTTAAATCAGCCTCAACCATTTTCATTGGATTATTTAAATTCCTAATAGTTTGCTCTATCTTTTCTAAATCAAAGCCATAGTCTTCCATTTCCTTCTTAAAAGCCCTGGCGTTCCATCGGTCATATCCAACCTTCCAACATCTAATTCTATAAGTTTTATAAAGATTCACAAACCAAGCAACTACTTCGCTATAATCAACTTCATTTCCTTTACAGATATGTATATATCCATCTCTAGCCCATGCCTTAAACATTTCAGCATCTTCTTTTGAGCAACGCTCTAGTTTTCCTCCAGGAATAAAGTACATTTGAATAATATATTTAAATTTATCTTTAATAACTAAAGCTTTAGCTGCTGTCAAATCAGTTGTTTCACTTAAATCTACAGCTCCTATTGCAATTGAGCCTCTTAAATCTTCTAATGTAAAATGTTTATCATTTCCATTGACTATATCATCTTCTTGTAACCAAGCTGCTCCATTGTTTTGTTTAATATTAAAGTCTTTTGCTAATACAAAAGCTCTTTTAGAATTACTGGTTTTAGCCTCATCTATCATTTTTCTTAAAAATGACCATTTCTTTATTACACCAAGTCCTGGATTACTTTTAACCCATGTAGCTTCATCTTGCCAAACCTCTTGTTCAGAATCTTGAGTATACAACCAAATTAACCATCTTGGCCTTTCAATTTCACCTTTTAAAGCTTGCCTTGCCTCAATAAGTCTTTCATCTAAATAACCATCATTAGTAAAACCTTCAGTTGTTAATTCAAAATATAAAGGTTCATCTTGTGTTGAAAGTGCTTGCCTGACTGGCATAACTATAGAATCATCTTTCATTTCAAATACTTCATCTACAGCACCAATTCCAATGTTTCTACCTTCTTTTGCTCCTGTCTTAGCTGAAATCTTTTTAATACAACCTTTATTTTGTCTTGTAAACTTACCTTTTTTCTTTTTCTGTTTAGGATTTCCAAAAAATATCCCTTTGACTGTTTTCCTAGTTACCTTTTCTAGCCTTGGACTTTCTTCTCTCATAGCGTCCATAGCATCTAACATCAACCCAGCTTGTTCATAGTTATTTGAAGCACATAGAATTTTCTTTCCCATCTCTCCACAAAACCACTCTGCTAAACATATAGCACTTATAAAAGGTGTTTTGCCATTTTTTCTTCCAACTAAAAAAAGTACGTCTTGATATTTTCTAACGTACCTCCCAACTTCATCATCATATATTTTTATAGCAAATATTGCTTCAACAAAAGCCTTTTGCCAAATCTCTAATAAAAAAGGATTACCTGCATATGGTGCCTCAAAATGCTTACACTCATTTTCAATGAATTTGATTCTTTTATTTGAATCTTCAAATTCTATTTTTATATTGTGTATATTCTGATAAATAGGATCTGTTATTTCTTTTTTTAATACTTCTAACTGAAGCATTAATTCCACACCTACAATTAATTCACCATTCTTAATCTTATTATAATAATCCAGGATATAACTATTCATAATCACTCATCTCGTCATCTTCATCATCAGTATCTTTACCTAGTAATTTAAATAATTTATCAATGTAGCTTAAATAATTTGGTCTTAATTTTGTAATAAGCTTACTTGAAGATAATTCTTTTTGTTGCCTAACATTTTCAGGATTAACTTTTACAAGTCCACCACTTGAATTTACTATGGCAGCCAATTCATCAAGTTCAATTTTCATTCTAGCAGCTTCTAATATAGCACCATCAATTAATATTAATTGTTCTTCGTCAAGTCCCTCAAATAAAGAAATTAATCTTTTATATTCAGTTTCTATTTTTTCAAGTCTTTCTTTCTCTAAGTTCTTTGATTTTTTAACTTTTTCGGCTTTTCCGCACATTTTTCCCAACCTTTCAAATTATTTTTGAAAAAAAGTCAAAATTACCTTGTGCGTGAAAGTACTCTTCCCCCTCTGCACTCGGAATCCCCCCCAATGAAATTTTTCTAGGGGGGGTTACTCTACAAATCTATCAAACCACTCATCAATTATATTTTTCCATAATGTTTTCTGATGGTTTCTATAATCAATACAGTTATCTAATCTTTTATAAAGTTCTTCTTTATTAGGTTTAAGTAGAATAAGTTCTGCTCCTAATTCTCTTTGCAATAGTTCTCTCTCATACTTATCAGGATAGCCTCCAATAATCCAAGCACTGCCGAACTTCCCATATCGAACCTTTATATTATCTATTAAACACTTCCTAAGAGCTAATACATTAGGTAATAAACTATTTGGTTTATTATATCTTTCTAACATTGTTACAGCTTCATACAATCTATCCATATCAACAACTAAATCATCATCTTGTTTATTAGATAAAACATATGAAGTCTTTCCACTAAGTGGTGGTCCATATACAATGTAGATTCCTCTATGCTTTAATCTTTCTTTATAATGATTATATCCATGCTTTTTATCATGTATCTCATTGTGACATTCAAGATGTACTAACTCAACATTATCAGGATTAAGAGATATATTATAATCATTAACATTTGCTAATGTTAATTCTATCTTATGATGCACTACTATTGTGTCACTTACTTTGAACCCATCTCCACAATGCCAACATCTCGGTTCTCTTTCACTTATTATTATCTTTCTGAAGTTAACCCACTCTTTAGATTTATAAAACTGATCTAATGTAATCCACATTAATAAATAATCCTATCTGTCTTAAAATCAACAATAACTACTTTTCTATTTAGCTTTTGGGTTAATTCCTCTTCACGCTTCTCTAATTCTTCCTTCGTGTATAACATCTTGTTTTCTTTTAGTATCAATAGTTTCCTTATTGCTATTAATATCCTCTTCAATAGTCTTTTCACTAATCCCACTCTCCCTTCTCTGCTTGTTCTTTCTTCACTTTAGTTAATTCCACATTAGCTTTTAATAATTCTATTTCAGCCTTTTGTTTATCAGTAGCTATATTCATATGTTCACTTAACCAATCAAGAGCTCTTAATGCATCATGAAGTTTTAAAGATATTCCACTTTTCCCTTGTTTAACCTCACTTATAACAGAACCATCTAACTCAGCACTATCTTTTAAATATATATAACTACCTTTTATTGTCTTAGTTCCATCTTTAGTATCTATATCAAATTCTTCAGTACCAAATTCCAAATAATCCGTCATAGATGCATAAGCAATGTCAAGGTACCTCTGAAATATATCCTCTTTAGTTAAAAAGATTTTATTTAATTTATATTCTCTTAATTTATCAATTGCATTTTTTATCTTAGGGTTTCTTAGGGACTTGCAACCTTCTACCATGGCCGTATCATAACTACAATTGTATGCCTTTTTATAGGCTTTAGTAGCATTAAAACAATTTATATAATAAGCACAAAAAAGCCTTTGATTATCAGTTAATTCGTCATTCTCTATTAACTCTTTAACTTCTTTTTTAAAAGGCTTTCCATTGTTCTTTTTCAAACTATTTTTTTTAGTAACAACTTTTCCAACTGTTACTTTTAATTCTTCATCCCATTTATCTTCTGACTTCCACTTTCTAACTTGGTTATAACTTATATTTAATTCTTCTGCTATAGTTTTTAATTTAATATCACCACATGAATTTAAATATAATTCTTTTGCTTTATACCTATTAGGGCTTCTAGCTCTAGCCAATTAAATTCTTCCTCCTAACATCACCAAATATTTTTATGCTGCTTACTTAATAAAATATGTTCCTTCGTTATTTCTTGCCTTAAATGAGTAATTTTTTTCTCTAACTTAACTCTTTGGCCAATACTATTAGTTTTCTCAAGTTCACCTCTTAATTTTCTGACCTGATCTTGTTTGTTTCTTATTTTTGAATTAGTTATAAAGCATTTATATTTTTCTCCACAACTTGGACAAACAAAATAAATCATTTCTATATCATTCTTTATTTTCTCTGTTTGAGTACATATTTCAAATTCAACATGACATTTATCACACTTAACTACCATACTATTTCACTCCTATAATATTATTAAAAATGTATAATAACAAAATTTTCATGTATTTCTATAGATGCATTTTTATATCTCCGTTCAAGTTCTTTAACTATTCTTATCTTTTCTTTGAACTTTTTAAATGGTATTGCCTCGCATACTTTCATTTAATACACCTCTTAATTAAAAAAATAAAAAGAACTCAGTTTATTAAACTAAGTTCTTTCTTTAGCTCCGCAGTCCAGAGAGCTTATAATTATATTGGCTTTTTTTGAAATTATAGAATATTTAAGTTGAGAATAGAAAGATTCGAACTTTCATTCATGATAGCCTTACCTATCGAACCCTCCAAGGTATTCTCATATTAAGTGATGCCATTAAATAAACAGCATCACTTAAATGGTGTAATTAACTTTTTAACGTTAGAAGTTAGATTTTTGAATGAATATAATTATTCACAATACAATTCTATCATTTATAAAACACCATGGAAACACCATCTTTTCACCATGATTACACCAAATCCATTTTTAATCCATCAAATCCAAAGAGTAATACGCTTAATTCATCTACACATTCATTTATCCATCTTGATGGCGTATTCTGACCACAATTTAATTTATCTCTGATTTCTCCATAACTTTTCTTTTCTATATAAAACATTTCTAAAGCTCTGTACTGTTCTAATGATCCTGACCTAATTTTATTTTCTTTTAGTTCACTCATAGCCATTTCAATATGTGATACCATTATCAAAGTTCTTAGTTTGCTTCTTCTTATACTCAATATATAAGCTCTATCATCTCCATTCTCAGCTTCTATATCCATTTCACTTATATCATACTTAGCCTTATCTGAATGAGTTTTTAAATTATTAAAATTTCTTAACAATAATTTTGTATTATGTAGAACTTTTTTCTTCTTCTCTTCCCTTTCCTCTTCTTTAAATTCTTTTAATGCTTTTTTTATAGCTTTATCCATTACTTCTTCCTTCATGTTTTCCCCTCTTCTCTAAAACTTTTTAACAAGTCTTTCTATATATTCATTTGCTTCATCTTCATTTTTAAAGCACTTATAATATATCTCTGAGTAATTTACTTTAATATCATCTATCTTTTCTTTAAGGCTCTTTTTAAGCTCTCTTTTAATTCTTTCCTCTCCTGCTAACCCCTTCATCATTCTGTCAAATCTTTTCTTATTTAATATCTTTTCAAGTTCTTTATATTTCCTTAACAACTTTCTATAGCTTTTATCTCCTTCATAAGCCCAAGCTATCTCTAAACCATTAGTCAAGAATTCCTCTTCTTCTGGAGTATATATCATCTCTTTATTTAAAATGCTTATTTTCTTTCCTTGATTAATCATTTCTTTTATTACCCTCGGTAATTCTTCAACCAAAATTCTATCTTTATATTCTTTATATGCACTAACAACTAATAATAAAATTATTGCTGCTATAATAATTACTAAAACCATATTATCCCTCCAATAACTCCGGATTATCGTGTATATTCCCTATAACTTTAAAAATCATTCCTTCGCTAAATCCATCATCTGTGTTATCATATCCAGTATCGTAGAATCCAACTGCATCAAATTTATATTCATCATATTCTACCGGATATCTTTCTTTATCTAAATCTTCTAATATATCACCTTCATATATTTCTTTATTTTCTAAATCAGTTATTCCTATATACTGTCCAACTGTTTTCCTATCCACTTCTACAGCTACCATTTGTATTGGCATTCCCCAATCATTTACTGCGTTAGGATTTTTCATTACCATATATCCTTTAGGATTATCTTGCTTTCCTATACACTTTAATGGTGCTGGTATTTCATAATAAAATCCATAAACCCATTTTCCAGTTTTAATATCTTTCCCTCTAAACTTGATTTCTCTATTCATCAATAAATCTCCTCATATCTTCTTTTTTAATTAACTTTTCTTTTAAATCATCTAATGTATATCCATAATAAGTACATACTTTTCCTAAGAATTCAAAATGCTCTATATTTACTTTGTATTTGCTTATAATATTAAGATATCTTTTGAATTCACTATCATAGGCATTTCTTATATTATCAATTTCTACTTCAATAACTTCATTAGGAATTTTAACATCCATCTCTTTAAAAACTATTTCTATTATCGGATTAATACCTATACTTCTTAGTAATCCTAGTTCATTTACCATCCATCTTAATGGTCCATTCCAATATCCCTCTTCATCCAATGTTAGTTTTGCTCCATATTTAGCTAAATCTTTTTCTAAATACAACTTAGCTTCTTCAGTTAAACGCACTTTAACTCCTGCATTTATGTTAAAAGGTACATTCTTAATTCTCACATTACTCCACCTCTTCAAACTCATACTTATCCTTATTTTTTCTTACTGTAACACTCTTATCTTTTCCTTGAGCTAAATCAATTCCTATATTCTTTTCTCTCTCATATTCCAATGGTCCTTCTCCATAAAGCTCATAACATAATTTTTCATCTGGAATCATAAATACACATCTATCTCCAGTTACTCTACATTTACGTTCCATTCCTCCGTAACTTGCTCTACAACTCATTACTTATCCTCACTTTCCTCAAAATAAAATTTTACTTTCTTATCTACTTCTTTAACTAATCCATATTTCTTACCTAATCTATATATAAATTGTTTTTCTAGTCTATCTGTCATTGTTTCTAATTGCTCTCTAAACTCTTCTAAACTCATTGTACTTTTATAAAAATTACATGCTCTGCAAGATGGCTTATAATTACTTATTTCATTCTTTCCTTTATGTACATATAAACTTTCAACATGATCTACTTGCATATCTTTATACTCAAGTTCACATCCACAATAAGCACAATGACCATTATACATATCATATACTTGTTGTCTTATTTTCTTTGGTATAGTTTTTCTACATTTGCTCACATTAATCATCCTTTATACATTTAATGGTTTTAATATATCTAAAGCTCTATTTAAACTATTTCCCTCTTCATTAAGTTCTTTTAGATATTCTTCTCTATCGCTTATTATTTTTCTTAATCTTTCTATTTCTTCAGTTACTTTTCTTTTGCTTTGTATGCATGTTGAAATTTTCTCTTCTAGTTGTTCAACTATAGATTTTTCTTTAATAACTCCAGTCTTTATAATATCAGTATCAATATATCCAACTTCTTTCATTACTCCTCTTGCTGAAGCAAGTATTGCTTTTGCCATACCCTCTGATTCAATGCCTGTTTGTTTTTGCAACTCATCTTTAATCTCTATAACTTCCTTATTTATCTTTTTCATTTCTTCATTCATCTTTTCCACTTTTTCATCTTTTGCCTTTTTAACCTCTTCAATTTCTTCTTTCACTTCTTTATAAACATTAATTCTCATAGCTGCTGAAAGTTTTGGAAATTCCTTTTTAAGTGTTTCTATTATTTCCTTTTGTTTCTTACCTTCATATATTAATTCTCCAACTCTTGTTTTTACGTTCTTATCCAACTTGTCCATCTCCTCTTTACTTAATTCTCCTAATCCTCTTCTAGCTTTTATATCTTCTTCTAAAAGATTATTAGTTGTATCCCATATTTTTATTAATTCTTTATTTTTAAAATTATATAGCTCTGTTAATGCAGCATTGATACAGCTATATGTACTCATTCTTGTTTCTTCTATACTAATATCCATTTTCTCTTTTTCTTTATTTAAAAGCTTAGTCATTACCCCTATCTGTGTAGGTGTTAAATTCTTTACTGCTCTTAATTCTTTTTCTTTTCTTCTTAGCTGTTGCTTTCTTTGTTGTCTATTAATATTTAAAGCATGTTTAACTTCTTCTTGATCTGCTTCTATATGCTTCTGGAATCTCTTAATAAATAATTCCTCTTCTTTACTTAATTTATCTTCCATGTTTTTACTCCCTTGATTGCCATTCTTTATTTTTAATTTTTCCACACTTAGTACACTCTAAATAAACTAAATCTCCATTCCTGGCATAAAAGGGAACTCTTTTTCTAACTTCTTTGAATTCATGTGTGCAGAACATTCCTTTAAATCTACTCTTTATCATTATCATTTTTATTAAGCTCCTTAATTTTATTTATTAAAATATTTATTTTTAAAGCTAAACCTTTTCCGACAGCTCCATAATTTCCTCTTATCGCCTCATTAACTCTTTTTCTTGAACACTTTAAACATAGCTTTCTTTCACTTTTACCATCAGATATAACTAAAAATCTTTCTTTTCGATGTAGCTCACACCCACATACAGTGCATTCTTCTTTATGATCTCTTTGAGCCATTTCTATGTACATCTCTTATCACTCTCCTAATCTAATATTTCAACACTATCTTTCTCTATAATGTCTTTTACCCAATTATTCCATCCAACATATCTTGTTATTATATATAAATCTTTTACTTTACATTCTTCTACAGATACTAACTCACCTTTTCTGTATGTTTTAGAATTTCCCTCTCTTTTAAAATCTTCTTTTAACCTTGCAAGCATATTAGACTCCCCCTTAAATAAATTTCATTTGTCCTGGTATATTTAGTTTTTTAACATCTGTTATTGTTTTAAAATATTTATTGTTTCCTAGCTTGTCTACCTCTTCTATAAGTCCTAAATACAATAAATCTTTAAATAACTTATTTATATTTTGTTTCTTCATATCTAAAGTTTTGGATATTTCATTTTGTGTAAATTTGCCCATGCTTAATAAAAGTAGAACCCTGTAATGATTACCACTTAATTCCTTTAATCTTGTTATATATTTTATGTACTCATTATTCATAAATTTAGTAATGTTATAGTATTACTAAAGTAATATTCTCTCATTACTATTTTCACTCCCTCTTTTTCAATTTAGCTTTTATAAAAATCAACCCAAGCATTTCATCTACAAAAGTTTTAAACTCACACATTTTATATCCTTTAAATTCTTTTTCTAACTCATATCCTCCTTGAGAGTGAGCTAAATCCCAAACTTTTTTTCTAGTATATTTATACTTTTTTACTTTTACTACTGGCTTTTTTAAATTTTTACTACGTGAATATCTCTTTTTACCTTCAGGACTTTTAAGCATATATTTAGCAATTCCTTCAAATCCAAAATCATCTTCTTGTAATCTTCTACTATTCGCTCTACCTTTATTTATTTTAGTCCATAAAATTTCAAGGACATCCCTATCTATATCTCCACTAATAATAAGATGATGATGTAAGTTTTTATTTTTTTGTCCATACTCTATAACTCCAATATATTTAGGAGCTGGTAGTCCTTTCTTCTTCAAATGATACTTTATTCTATCAATGTATTTACTAAAATCTTTTTTTGCTTCTTCTAAATTACTAGGTAAAGTATCTTTAGAGTAAGATAGTGTTACAGCTAGATCTCTCTCTGTAAAATTTGCATGTATTAATCTTATTACATGTTTCTTCGCATTTATTTCATTTATTACTTTCTTTTTTTCTTTTGTCTTTTTTCTTCTAGGTTTTCTATGTTTCTTTTTATCTATAACAAACCCCTTATGTACTTCTACCTCTAACATTTTTCCTGAATAAATTGTCTTCTCTATATACATGCAAACTACCTCTTAAACTAAATTTATAAAATCCCTGTAACTTTAGACTCTAATCCTTACCCGTAAAAGCCACCCTTGACTTTTTTCAAATTTAGAAATAAGATACTTATATAGCGATTTCAAGTATTTTATTTCTAAAATAGTAGATTAGTAAAGTAAATACTAATCTACTATCTTTTTAAATATTTCGGATATTTAATTACACTATTTTTATCTATCTTATCTAACAAACTAGTTATTCTTACATTTTTTGTTAGATAAGATATTTTTATTTTACTTCCTCTATTTTTTAATCCTTCAACTTTATCTATGTCGATAATATTATTTATCGCTAAAGCAATCTCACCAATTTTTCTTTCTGGATCATACTTTACTACACAAAAATAATTTATATTATCTTTAAAATCTTCAAAAAACTCTGCACATTTTCTATACCTTTTTATAAAATCATCAGCATTTTCAACTAATTTTTCTTTGGATATTTTTTCAAACTTTTCTCTTATTAGATAATCATTATTTTCAAATTTCTTATTTAAAGCATTTTCAAGTCCTTTAAAATCAAATTTCTTTTTCATATCATAAACCGCTTTCTATTTTGTATAATTTATTTTTATAGAAATCTCCTTATTTTTTACATCTAAATTAATAAGTTTCTTTAATCTCTTTTTTAATTTATAATTTTTCATCTTCAAAAAACCCCTCCGAATATCCACCTATAACATCAAAATCATTTTCAAAATAAATTGCTAAATTACCAAAACTACCATTTTTCTTTCTTATAATTTCAACTCTTTCTTTATAGTCCGGTATTTCTTCAATTTCTTTTATGTTAGTTATAAATATTCTTGCAATTAATGTTTTTCCATAATCAGCTATTACAAAAATGTACTTACAGCTCTTTGAAAATCCTATATATTTTTTTATAAATTTATTAATCTTTTTAATTGCTCTCTTTCTTGTAATATTATAGAAAGCCATAGTTATTTTATAATCAAAGCTTTTAAAGTTTCTATTTAAAGCTTCTTGTATTTTTTCTATTTCCATAATCCCACCCCTAAAATTTAGTTTCTATACTTAAAACTTCATCGTTATTTAACGTGATCTTACACTCTCTAATAAACTTCTTATTATCGGTTTTTATCAAATCTAAATATGTTATAGCTCTTTTCTCCAACTCTTTTGATGTAAGTTTGTAATCTAAATAAAATGTAATTGTATATCTAATCTTCTCCTTTGTAATAATAGTTATGGTATTTATAATTTTTCCTGTTCTATCGCAATAGAAAAACTCCACTTTCTCTATCAAATATCTTTTTCCTCTAATTATCAAACAATTATTAATTTCGTTTTTAAAAAGCCAAAATTTTAATCTTGCTATTAAACTCATATATAAATTTCTCCTAAGAATTTTTATACTCTACTCTTAACCATGTTAATTTACTTCGTAATACTTCTATCTCTAATCTTTTGTTTTCTATAGCACTTATACAAGTAAAATATTTACTAGCTGCTATATCTCTTTTGTATCTAAGTGTAGATATTTCTTCTTTACCTTTAATTAAATTATCTATTAAAGTAACTTGTACTCTTTCTTGCCTTAATAGTAAGATTTCTTTTCTTAATTCTCTTCTATATCTACCTTCTGTTAATGCTTTTTGTTCTGCTAATACAGTTAAATTTTCATTTAATCTCGATAACTCTATCAATGCATGATCTAAAAGTTCTATTATCACCTGTGGATTCATACTAAAAACAACTCCTCAGTTTATCGTCAACCGACATTTGAGTCCTTCCTAAAATTTTACCTATAGCAAAACAATCGTAACCTTTTTCTTTCAATGTTAATGCCTTATTTTCTTCTTCCTCACTCCAAGGTTTCCACTCCTCCGGAATAGGTCTATATGGCACATTTAAATCCATTAATCTTCTTTTTATAGCGGTTTCAGTTCTAAATAAATCTTCTGAAATCATTTTATATGTGTAAGTGTTGCTTTTTACCTTTGCTATTAATAAATTATCTTCTTCCTTCGTCCATCTCTTTTTAACATTAACTTTAGCTGGATTCATTTTATCTGCTTTTCTTTTTTCTTTAACCCAACTAGGTTCCTTCCCTAAAGCTCCATCCTTAAAATTTGCAAAGTTTAATTTACTCTTATTTTTTTCTGCCCATTCCCAAAATTCTTCAATGTCCACTACCTCAATTTTCATTTTTGATACCTTTTTAACCAATACTGGGAAACCTAACTCTTTAAGTTTATTTTTTAAATAACCATAGCCACTTCTTGAATATCCTAAGCTTATTATTAAATCTTTAAATTTAATATACTGAGTATTATTAATCCATTTTCCTAACTTTAAAGCTGAAGCTTTTTTTCTTACACTTACAATAGTTCTATTTAATTTCTTTGCTATAATATCAACGCTTACTGATCCCCATTTTTCTTCAAGATAATTTATATCTTCTTCAGTCCATATCCTACCAGCCAATATCAAAACTCCCCTTCCTTATAAAACAATAAAGTAAATTAAAAGAAAAACTAAAAGTAAATCACCTAGCAAAATCCATAATAGTGGTCTTCTATCCCTCATATACCCTCCTAAAAACATTTTCTGTTCTACTTAATATTTCTAAAAACTTCTTCGGTGGTGTTTTCTTATTAAAATTTAATCTATTAAATCTTATGTCATCTTCTGTTGCTATTAAAATATTTTCGAATAATTCTAAACTACATCTTTTCTTTAGTTCTTGTATCTCTCTTAATAGCATATAAATTTACTCCTTTATATTTTTTTTATTAAAAACATTAAACTTAATACAAAAATAAACATTACTAAATAATATATTATGTAAAGTGTTATTTCTCTTTTTCTAAATTCTTTAGCTTCCCAAGCTAAAACTTCCTCATATTCCAAGCCTTCTAGTAAATACTTTTTACATCCTTTTAAAGTTCTAAATTCTTCTTCCCAACAATCATTGGTAGAGTTATCTATTGCTATATATTTATTAAGTGCGTAGTTATCCTTGCAAGTAGCTATATATCTTCCTGGTTCACTATTGCCATCTTGCCAACTTCTAATAATACTTTTAGCTTGTTCTTCAGTTATATATTTAATATCCATTTTCTCTCCCCTTTACAAATTTCAACAAATTTCGCATAGAATAGCTTGTACAATGTATACAACTATCTAAAGAAGGAGGTGTTTGCATTGGATGCTCAAATAGTTTTTAAGAAAAGAAAGGTTGATTCTCCTCATTACATAATTGTAAAAAATCTCGTATCTATAGTTGATTCATTCGGTCGTGAAACTACTGATTTTAGCAAATTTGAATTTAGACCAAATATAAACTATACATTTGTAGGTGATGAAGTTCAGCTAGTAAATTCATCTGAAGTTCTACATATCCAAATAAGCTAATTTGTTGCCAAACACTTTTATTTAAGTGTTTGGTCAACCCCTACTGTCATAAATCTATAATCCCCTTCATCTATCATTCCTAATTTTTCAATTTTTCTTAATGTATATTCAAGCTCATCAACACTACTTACTTTTAAATTTAAAAATGTGCTTAATTTCATGTTATTTTTCTTAGAGTTTAAAAGCTTTCTTAATGCAACAATATCATTCGCATCTATTTCAGTTTCTTGTTCATTTTCTAAATTGTTTAGTAAATCTTCTACTTGCATGACAGCTTCTTGAATGGTCATTTCAATATTTTCTATTTCTTCTTTTTCAAATGCTCTTACAGCTCTTTTATCAGTTACATTCTCAGTATTAATATGTAACATTCCGCTAGTATCAATGTTAGCTTCTCCTTGTTGTAACTTTAAACCAGTACTCCAAGTTGATCCATATGGATTTTCCTCAGCTTCTTCTTTTATTCCTAAAGTATTTAACACATACTCTATAATCAAATTCTCTCTACCTTTTTTGACTCGCTCATTAAGCTTATCTAATATCCATAAGGCTATCTTTGTTTCTTCTTTATTAATTACTTTACACATTTTGAATCCCTCCTATTTTACTTAGTAAAGCAAGCTCTTTTTAACCCTTCAAATGCCCATTTATAAACTTCTAATTCCTTACTTAATTCCTGATTTTCTTCCCTAAGTAAATCATTTTCCTCTTTCCTCATTCCATTAGCTTCTTGAAGGGAATTAATTATATCAACATCACTCTTGCTTAATTCTTTAATAGCACTACTTATTAACTCTACATCTTCAGGTTTGCATTCGATACTATCATACTTGTTAAATTCAAGTCCTAATTCTGTTAAACCTTTTATAATTCCTGCTCTATTCATATTAATTTTTCTCCAATCTTAACTATTCCTTGTGATTATCTAATTCTTAAATTATTCTTTTTACACCTTGGATAATTTAAGTCACATTTTTGTTCGTAGACTTGCATAAGTTCTTGTGCAGGTCTATCTTTTATTTTCATTATGTTTTTAGTTTCTCTTAATTTTTCCTCATTACTTTCGCTACTTTCTAAAACTTCCTTTATAAATACCTTGTCCACATCAGTAACCAAAGCTATTATAACTTCTCCCGTTTCTATCACTCCTGTAACCTCATAGTTTCCTTTAGATATACCTTCTTTTATAGCTTTAATCCCCATATTTTTAACATCCATAATTTCACATATCCTTCAAACTCAGATACTATTACACTTTTTCATTAATTCTTTTTCTGCTTTTTCAACTTGTATCCTCTCCCAAGCTCTCGCCATACGCTCTTCCATTTCTTCTTCACTAACAGCAAAGTAAACTGGATGTTTAGTTTTTGCTTTACTTCTTCTTAGTTTGCTATAGTCAATTTCAATATTATTTTGAGTTTTTTTATCGCTCATCCCTTCTATTCCCTTCTTTAATACCTTCTTTATTTAGCGTCTTTTCTTTCTAAATTTCTTTTATCAGATGATTTAACAACTGAAACTCTTCTTTTACCATTTATAAAAACAACTTTAAATCTCACTATCTCTCACCTCATCATCATAAATAGAATCAACTGAACAGTTCATTGCTTTACTAATTTTACAAGCATTTTCTACTGTCATTCTCCCAAAATTTCTTTTGTCATTTATTAAAGTCGAAATAACAGATTTATGAACTCCTGCTCTTTTAGCAAATTCTACTACCCCCATATTATTAGACTTAATAAATTTTTTTATGGCATTATTCATCATTTCCACCCCTCTCCTTATTCGGAACCCAAGTTCCTATATCGGAACTTATAATATAAGTTTAATTCCGTTATCGGAAACTTTCAAATCTAATTAAATTTCATTTAAGCTAATATTTAACTAATTATTTAAATTAAATTGATTTTAATACATAATTCTTCTTTTTTCTCTATTTATGAATTTATTTACTACTTAACTTTAATTTTTACACTATTTTAAATGTTGCATCTCAAATATATTATGTTAAAATAGTTCTATAAACAGAACAGATTCAAAATAAAATTTTAGGAAGGATTAAAATTATGTGTATAAGTGTTTTAGGAAAAAATATTAAAAGATTAAGAGAATTTAAAAATATGTCTCAGGCTGATTTGGTCAGAAAAGCTGGAGTTGGAAAAGCAACAATAAATGAAATTGAAAATGGGAAAAGAAAAAGTTTAAATAGTAATACTATAAATAAAATAAGTATTGCTCTAAATGTACCAGTAGAAGAATTATTTATTGATGAAAATAAAACAGAATACTCTATTACTGATATCAGAGAAGCTTTTAACTTAATACTTAGTTCTGATGAATTGACATTAAATAATAAAGAACTTAGTTATACTGAAAAAGCATTAATTGAAGATACAATAAATGATGTATTAGACTTTATAGTAAAAAAAAGAAACAAATTAAATAACTAGTTTAAAGGTGATAATATGAAAAACATAGCTATATATATAAGAAAATCTGTAAAAGGTGATGATAACTCAATTTCTTTAGAAGCTCAAACCGAAGTTATTAAACACTATTTTAAAACTGAAAACAAATTTACTATATACAAAGATGATGGCTTTAGTGGGGGTAACACAAATAGACCAGCATTTCAAAAGTTAATGCACGATGCTACTCAAAACAAATTTGATGCTGTAGCATGTTACAAATTAGATAGAATAGCTAGAAATACGTTAGATTTTCTTACAACATTTAATACTTTAAAAGAATATGGAATTGACTTAATTTGTGTAGAAGATAAATATGATCCTAGCACTCCTGCTGGTAGATTAATGATGACATTATTAGCTTCTTTAGCTGAGATGGAAAGAGAAAATATAAAACAAAGAGTTACTGATAGTATGTTAAATTTAGCTCGTTCTGGTAGATGGACTGGTGGAACTCCTCCATTTGGATATAAGGTTATTACTATCGATGGAGGTAAATATTTAGAGTTGGAAGATAAAAATAATATATTATATATATTTGATGAATTTATAAATGGAAAAGGTATACTTAAGCTTTCAAATGAATTTAATTGTGATAAAAAGAAAATAAGTAGAATACTTCATAACATAACCTACCTAAAAAGTTCTACTGAAGCTAATACATACTTAAAACAAACTTTAAAATATGAAATTGTTGGCACTCCCAACGGATGTGGTTATTTACCTTACGGAAAAAATAAAGTAATCAATGGTAAAAAAGTTAAGAATATTGACGGCTTGAAAATAGCTGCTATAAGTAAGCATAAAGCTATAATCGAATTAGAAACTTTTATAAAAGCTCAAGAAAAGCTAAAAACCTTTGAAGGTAGAAAAGCGCCTCGTATAAGTAACAAAAGTTTTTTAGCTCAAATGGTTCAATGTACTTGTGGTTCTAATATGTTGATAGTCTTAGGCCATAAAAAGAAAGATGGAACTAGGAAATTATATTTTTCTTGTCCCAACAAATGTGGTAATACCTTTGGAGATGTAAAAGAAATTGAAGAAGATACATTGTTAACTCTAAAAGCTGTTAATTTCTTTGAGAAAATTAATCAAAATAAACCTACTATTAATAATAAAGATAGCTCTAGAATTAAAACTTCTCTTTTAAAAGAACTTGAAAATAAGAAAAAATTATTAGATGGTTTAGTTCAAAAATTAGCTTTAGTAGATTCTGATTTAGCAAATATACTAATAGATAAAATGGAAACTTTGAATGAAAATATAAAAGAATTACAAAGTAAAATAGATTTATTAGAAAAAGAAGAGATTTCTTTAAGTTATAACAAAGAAGATTTGAATTTAAAAGAAAAGAATAGAAAACATTTTATAAAGGAATTTGAAAATATGAATATGCAAGAAAAGCAAACTTCAATTAGAAAGGTAATTAATAAGATTACTTGGACAGGTGAAAATATAATTATTTCATAACTGTTTAAGTCCACCCCGAACTCCTGGTGCCCCTATTGCAAACACCCCTAATAATACTATAAACAATATCATAGTTGGTAAACTAGGAATCTTACCATATAAAATTTGAGATACTGTCATTACAAAAAATACTTCTGTAAGAACTGAACCACATAAATGTATGTTTGAACATAATGGTATTGCAAAATCCACTATATCTTCTCTTAAAGCCTTTGATTTCTTTGCAGACTCTAAAGCTACTGGTAATGTTGCTGCACTTGACATTGTACCAACAGCAGTAAGATACGCTGGTCCATAGTATTTTACAACTTCCCATGGATTTTCTTTTGATATTGCTCCACCTATTAAATATAAAATTGTTAACCATATAAAATGACCAAATAATACAATTAATATAACTTTAAAGAATACAGGAAGTTGATTACTTAATCCTCCTTCATATGCTAAAGCTGCAAAGTTAGTTGCTATGAAAAATGGTAATATTGGTATTATTATTTTATTTACAATACTAAGTACTATAGCTTGAAATTGATCTAAAAGCTTTTCTACTAAATCAGCCTTTGTCCATCCAACAGCTAATCCTAAAAGTAATGCTAAAGCTAACGCACTCATTACACTCATAACTGGTGGTATATCTAATTTAAATATAAGTTCTGGTAATTCCTTTAATGATGCTATATTAGATACTATAGATAATTTAGGTATTAATGCATATCCTGCAATCATTGAAAGAATAGCAGCAAAAACTGAAGATAAATAAGCTATTAAAACAGCATATCCTAATAGTTTGCTTGCGTTATCTTTTAATTTAGCAATAGATGGAGCTATAAATCCTAAAATAATAAGTGGAACAGAGAAAAATATAATTTGTCCCAATACATACTTAATTGTCACAATTGTTGACATAAGCCCCTCTGAAGAGTATGTTCCTATTATTATTCCTAATATAACACCTAAAACAAGTTTAAAAATAAGATTATTAAATAATTTCTTCACAATTTATCCCCCCTTTTTATTTAATACTTTCATGTAAAGAATTATTTATAAATAAAAAAACTTCTACCCCCTATACAGAGGCAGAAGTAAAATTCCACGGTTCCACTCTGATTTTAAGTAGTAAGCTAAGTTAAACTACAAAATCTCTTTAGGTACAAATATACCACTCTGCTATAACGGGCATACCCGCATTCCCCTACTCTAACCTAAGATTATTTCTGGAAACAAGCTCATAGATGCACTCATGAAAAAATTCTTTAAAGTCTTTTTCAGCCTAGAAGACTCTCTCTGAATAAAGAAATTAATTCTACTTTTCTAATCACAGCTTTTTATATTATGAAAGTTAATTCTTAGTATTCTTATATGAATTAACTTTATTATATTTTAAACTCTGCACTTAGTCAACATAATTTTTAAAAAAATGTAAATAAAAAGGTAATATATTAATAAATATTACCTTTTTAAATGCTAAATATTTTGTTGTATTTTAAATATAATCTATTAGTATAAATTTTGCTGTATATAAATGTCGAATATTATAGTTTAACTGTTGCTACATCTTTTTTAAATATATTTGGAACATAATTTAACTTTAAATCCTTAGCTCCTATAGGTTCTTGAACTACTATAGTTCCTGTAACCTCTTCTCCTGGTGCTAGTGTTCCCTTATCTAAAGCTTCCTTACCATCAATCGCAGTAAATGTTCTATCTTTTATTTCGCCTTTGGCATTTTCAATTTGGAAACTATATGGATTATAATTTAATTCTGAATCTCCATTATTTTTAAGAGTTAAATTTAAAATAAGAAACTCATTTCCCTCTTTTGGTTTATCATTTCCTTCACCCATACTTGTTTTAACACTATTTACTACTAAACTTTGGTCCTTAATTTTTACTGTATCACCTATATTATAAGCATATTCACTGCTATGTTTACTTAAGAATATTTTGCTTAATCCTCCAACTACTAATAATGCTAATAATATAGTAAATATCACTTTTACTTTTTTCGACAT